TGTGTTAGTTGTCAAGTTTTACGACCAGCTAGTGATTTTAAGTTGGTAAAAATTAACAAAATAAGTAGATGGAAATGTGGAGTTTGTTTAAAACGAGAGGCCGATAGAAAATATGGAAAATGATTTTATTTACACCCCAAGCTCTACAGATATAGAGATTCGCTGGAGAAAAAGATATAACTATATTCCAGCTAGTGAGCAAGAGTTCTACAAGAAAAAATGGGCAGATTTTAAAGCTGCATTTGCTCGTACCTTAGACGATCAGCCCAAAAAGCTAACGCCTAGCGAAACAGTCGTTTACCAATGGAGAAAACGAAAGTGATTAACAAAAAGTGTTTAGAGGCATTTAATAAATTATCTGAGCCTGTATATCATCCACAAGAGTATTTTATGCTGGGATGGAACGCTGCGATAGATGCCTTATCTGCTGAGTTTTCTCGCAAATGGGAAATGAATGAGCTAGAAGATATTGATTTTATTATTCAGCCAGAGCGTGAGCAGATGCACGATGACGAGTGAGTGGTATCCTTTATGCTACCCATCAATAAAAGATTACAAGGCATGGCTATATCTAAGAAACCATGCCCAAGAAGTAGTCAATATTTGCGATGATTGCACAAAAGATTACATGGAATTAATGCAGAAACAGAACCGATGCGACCAAGCAAAGGCACAGAAACTAACTACGAATAGCAAAAAAATATGATAGATTATTCTGAAGTTTATTTAGAGATCAATAAGACCCTTAAAAGCTACTATAACTATGAGCTAAAGCATAACCATGAGAAGGCTTTTGAAGCTGCAAATGATGTGGCCTCACTAGCAAACGCATTAAAAGAGCTTGCAAGGACTAAGGTATGACCACCTTCACCACCGAGGATAGGATAGCCGTAGAGCAGGGTACGGATGCCTGGCATCAACTTAGGCTAGGCAAGGTAACGGCTAGTCGTATGGCAGATCTGTTATCTAAAGGGAAGTCTGGGGAGTCTGCGAGTCGTACGAAATATCGTACGGAATTGGTAGTTCAAAGGCTTACAGGATTACCAAGCGAGTCTTTTACTAATGCTGCAATGGAATGGGGTACAAAGACCGAGCCAATGGCTAGAATTGCGTATGAGGTAGCAACAGGGAACTTTGTGGAACAAATAGCCTTTATGGATCACCCTACGATTAAGTGGTTTGGATGTAGCCCAGATGGACTTGTGGGGAATGGTCTTATTGAGATTAAGTGTCCCAATAGTAGTACCCATATAGATTATTTGATGGATGAGAAACCGCCAGCAAAGTATATCCCTCAGATGCAATGCCAGATGGCTGTAACAGGGTCTAGGTGGTGCGATTTCGTATCGTTTGACCCTAGACTACCAGATGACTTGCAACTGTTTGTAGTGCGCCTTGAAAGGGATGATGAGTATATCAAGGCAATGGAAGTAGAAGTAGAGAAGTTCTTAAGCGAGGTCGAAGATACATTAACTAAATTGAAAGCGAGAAAAAATGGCCTATGAAATGAAAGATGGCAACTTTAGCCTATTCAAGAATAATCGTAAGGAAAAGGAAACTCATCCTGATTATGCTGGATCAATAATGATTAACGGCAAGGAGCATTACCTTAACGCCTGGCTAAAAGAAGGCAAAAATGGTAAGTTCTTTTCGGGATCAGTTGGCAAGGAAAAACCACCAAAGGATAACTTTATCCCTAAAGGTGGTGATGAGTTGCCAAAGAACACCATCGTAGATGATGATCTTGGAGATGTACCCTTTTAAAGATAACAGATGAGATCGGCATTAACCTTCACGAAGGAGAGCCTGCACCCTTCCGATTATGCAGGCAAACGCTTTGACCAAGCGTTACACGATAAGTACGACCCACCAGCTAGGAAAGCTGTATCCGAATGGATGAATATGAAGTGGGGTCTAGATTGCAGGGAAAACCCTAATGTGTATGGAGTCGATTTAATCGCCTACAGAGCAGGAAATCCAGTTGGCTTTGTTGAAGTTGAAGTACGGAGCTGGAACTTTTGCCACCATACCACCATTCATATAGCGCATCGTAAAGCAAAATTGTTTCGACAAGATCGCCCTGTTCTATTTTTTGCACTAACTCACGATTTAAGTCATGCGTACTGGATGAAAGCTGAGTTGGTGGAAAAGTGTCCATTGATAGAGGTCAATAATAGGGAAGTCCCTAGTGGGGAGTTTTTTTTTGATGTCCCTGTCAGTTGGTTTAAGTATGTTAATTTAACAGACCCATTTTAAGATAAGTATAAAGCTCTTTCGTCTTTTCTTCTGTTTGTAAGGCCCTTTAATTCTTTGCCACCAGCCTTATTCCACTTTAAGAACTCCTCGGCAGCAGACTCAAACTCGCCTCGATTATGCTTTATCCTAATCGTAGAACGCTGTAGATTACCCAATCCAACATTGAAGGCAAAACTTGTGAGTGCGCCAAGTCTGCCAGGAGTAAGGCCAATAGGACATAATCTCCGTACCCCGCTTTCAAACGATTGTAAGTCTGTAGTAAGCATCTCATCTACTTCCCCCATTGATAGTGTTCTATCCCATCCATTAGGAATAGGCAAAGCCTTGCGCTCTGCTAAAGGGACTTTAATGTGTGATTGATCGATTACATGACCTACGCCAACAGTCCATATTAACGCTGGGCATTGATAAGGTTTAACTCTTACACCCTCATGGTGCTTAATCATCTCAATGACACGCTGATCTAAACTCATTTTTTAAATGCTTGAGTTCCGAACCAAAACGATACAACGCTTGCCCAGATGATTTGTGTTTCGTTATCCCACAACATATCAAGAGCAATGCTGAAATCTACGCCTGTTTTCCAAGCATACATAAATCCAAATATCTCTACAAAAGCAAACAACATAAACAAACCATAAGTAATGAATGATCTAGTAAAGGCTCTGGCATTAATTACCCATTGAGCTGCACCTTGACCTATGGCTATATCGTGAGCATAGAGAGCCTCACGCTCTTTCTCAGCACTTTGTATGCTGATCTGCTCTGTACGGATTTCCTCTACTTTAGCTTGAGCTACATAGCCCTCTTTGAGCATCTGCAACTCACGCTCAGTTTGCATCTTAACTAACTCTAATTCATGCGCCTTATCTGATTTATCTTGAAAATAATCCATTAGCTTTGGCAGACCGCCAGCTAGAAAAGAAACTAAAGTAGTAAGCAAAGTAAACATATCAACCCCAAGTTAAGTAAATACCAAAGGCTATCCAAGCAGTTGCTACTACCCAAGCCCACATTAATGAATTAAAGTCATCATTCATCACCACTTATATCCCCAAGTAGCATACCAAGCTATAACTGCTGCTACAGCAAAACACCAAAACTGTAAGCGTTTAACAGCCTTTAAGTCGTGCTGGTATTCCTCATTATCTTTTTTGCGTAAGTTTTCTATATCCATTTTTATCTTTAAAACTGCTTCCCACTCTTTAGCACCATGTTTTTTAACAAAGTCTATTTTTAACTTTTCTTCTTCATCTCTTATTTGTTTGCTATGTTGCCATTGTTTTAAAGCCTTAATTAATGCTTGTTCTTTCTTAAACTCTGATTCTCGTCTTGCTCTTATTCTTTCATTTGCTTGTTTTTGGGCAACATCCAGTCCATCGTGTTGTATGTTTTCAATAGACTGAGATAAGCCCTTACTTGCAGATCTACTTGCTTCAAGGCTGCTTGTAAGCCCTTTAACGCCTTCTGATAATCCGAATGGATCAGACACATTCCTAGCCCACCTTAATATGGCCTATGCCAGCAAGATAGGTTACAACACCTATTGCTGCAACACCAACAAACCAAAAGAGCTTAGTAACTACTGATCTACCAACAGAGGTATAGACATTCTCTATAACTCTCTCGGTTACTTTTTCAACAATATCCTCAATCTCTTTTTCTGTTAAGTTAGCCATAATTAAATCTCAATTGCTCGTAAATTTTCTAAAGTTGTAGCAGAATTTGCTAAAGAAGTAATATTACGCAATCTTTGTTTTTCGGCAACAATATCAGAGATATTGCTATTTGATTCTAATGCTCGTTGGAATAAAACATCTTGTGCAGCTAACAAAGGTTCACGCTTTGCTCTTAAGCGATTTTTTGTAATTTCTTTAGCTTTAGTTAGGTTAATAGTTATTACCCCGTTAGTTAATTCCCAAGCATCAAAGAAATAATCATCTGTTGGTAGATCTGAAGTATTTACGATTACAGATCCAATTGGGGTATCTTTAGCTTGTACGGCTTCGATTGAAAGTTCACCAGTAGGGATACAAACAGAAACACCACCATTGGAGTTTGTAAAAACAATTGCTTGGGTCATGATTTATCCTTAATTTCCAAATATCACAAACATCATATAAGTGTAATCATAATATGAACCACCACCATCTACACTTGAAACTCTTGCATAAGCTGTAGTTGTTGGGGTTGATGTGCTATCTATACCAGCACCCCCTAAAAGAGAAATATATGAATCTTTGGCAAAACTAACAACTACATAATTAGTGTCTGCCATAGCAGTTGTAAAATTTAAATTATATCGACCAGTACCAGTTTTAGTAACAGATGTTATGTTATAAGAACTACGAATTGTAGATGGGGAAGATGTTGTGCCATTAAAATTTACCCATGCTTTTGCAGCAGGATATGTAGAAGATGTCCAACTTGTTCCGTCTGAAACTAATACATTTCCTGATGTACTTGGTGATACTGTAGTTACAGCAGAAGTACCATTGCCAATTAATACACCTTTAGAGGTATGTGTTGCTGCACCTGTTCCACCTTGAGATACAGCTAATGCAGTAGTTAATCCAGTTATTGATGTAATGTCAGAGTTAGCCCCACTACCAGCAGCACTTAAACTTGTTCTAGCATTAGCAGCAGTAGACGCTCCTGTACCGCCAGATGCTACAGGTAAAACAGTAGTAAGTGTTGTTGTTCCTGTTACTGTTAAATTTCCACCTACAGTAAAGTTATCACCAGATGCGCCTGTCTGTTGGTCTTTTAGTTGGCTCATTAACTCACGAATAGCATTGTTAATGCCAGAAGGGGCGCAGCCCTCTGCAATGTTAATACTGTCTATATCTGTATTGTTAGCTGGAGTGCTATCAAATTCTGAAATCTTTGTCTTTGCCATTTTTTATTCCAATAGAGAAGGGGCAACAACACCAGCACCTACTTGT